TAGGCCACAATGCAAGGCCGTATCTAATCCTGTATATTATCAATTTCAGCACGAATTAATTGAGCATTTACTAGCCCGATGCTCTGTGCAGGTTGCCTGCAACGCTTCCGACGCTTCACAAATCTACGGCTACTTAGTCAGTGAGCATATGGAAGGAATTCAAGTGGTGCATTTTGCTTACGTAAAACACTCCTTCCGCCAGTTGGGCATTATGCGCAAACTTGCAGGTTCGGCAGGGATTGTTGCTGAAACTGGCGGCTTTTACACGCATAAAACTGAGTTTGCATCTAAATGTGCTGATGGCACTAAGTGGGCCTATAACCCCTACCTAACTCGCAAAATTGTACAAAATGAGTGACGTTTTTGACTCCAATATTTTGCATTTAATGGGCTCGGTAGGTCCAAAAATGCTTAGACTGACTGTAGAAGGTCTTGAGCAATGGCGGGCTTATGATGTTAAGTCGCCTATTGTGCGGATAACTTCTGATGGTGGGGATGCCGATATAGGTATTGCCATAGCAGGACTAATCAGCACCTATGACAAACCCATAACAACAGAAGTGTATGGGCGGTGCTATAGTGCGGCTACGCTTATTTTTGCTGCAGGAGCTTGCCGTAGAATGCAACGATGGGCATGGTGCATGGTTCACGAAGCTTCTGACAACGTAGAGGGTACTGCATCTCGTCTAAAGCATGCAGCCAAAGACATGGAACGCAACGAACAACACTGGAACGCCATTATGCAAGAACTTACGGGCACCGAGTATAAAGTTTGGGAAAAGTTAAACGAAAAAGACACTTATTTAAATGCTGATGAGTGTTTAAAGCTTAAACTAGCAACAGAAATATTTTAGAAAGCGAGACATATGATACTAGATTTTTTAAAACACGACTTAGAGGCCCATAAGACTAAGAAGATTAAAGAGTTTGGCTCCTTATGGAATAATTTTTCGAAAGAAACCCAGGCTGAACTGTTTGCGGTCTGGGAATACGACAGAGGCGAACAAGTATATGAAGAATACCGCGCAAATCAACTATTTGTGGCCAAAATAAAGCAGGGACCACTAGAAGCAGTAATTCAGCTTGCGCGAGTGTATTCGTCTACACAATTGGTGTTGGCGGTTTTTCAGCTCTTCAGACCAAAATTACCTCTGCCTTATAGAATAAAAAATTACATAAAATATTTTGTAAGACAAGGAATACTGTTGTTTCAAAACGATAAGAGAAAATTTTTAAAAGACTGCGCCAAATACAGTGCATACTCCAAATGGTAAAAAACACGATGGGACACGAAAATAACATGCAAACACCTTCTCAAAATGCCGAAACAACGCAGGCTGTTGAAAAAATGCTTCAAGAAGTTAAGCGAAAGCTGAAACCTGAAAGCAAAAACAACCTAATCCGCACAATCTGTGCCTTACTTATTGACAATTATGCTTTAAAACTTGAACTCCAATCAAAAATGAAGGTAGAAAATGAAGTCCCTACTTCTTAGTGTATTGTTGTGGGCTAGTTCTGCAGGCGCTGTGCAGCTAAACGAAAACAACACAATGTTTTTGCTTGGTGGGATTAACTTTCAAACGTCGTTTGTGTTTCAAATGCAATATGCTTCTGTTAGGTCAGCTGTTGACGGAGACCTATACGTTGTAATTCACTCCCCTGGCGGAGAAATTGGAGCAATGGAAGGAATTTTGGAAGTTATTAAAAAAGATAAAAAAACACACGCAGTTATTATTTGGGCCGCCAGCGCAGCCGCCGCAATCAGCCAAAGCGTGCGAGGCCACACATATATTGTGCCCAAAGGGCAGCTAATGTTCCATCAAGTAGCTATAATTACTGGTGCCCCTATAAGTCAAAACGACGCAGCCCGCATGTTTAACGAACTAAACAGATTAAACACCAAATTTGCCAAAGTTTGTAATAGAAAAATGCAGCTTCCCGACTACAAAAAGCGCACCGAACGCGATTGGTTTTTAAATGCCGAAGAGGCAGTAAAACTCAAAGCAGCAGTGCTAGCGCCACTAGAATGCTCCGAAACTCTTCGAGATGCTGAAATAACCGTACCAGTATTTGACTTTCTAACAGGCGTCCCAAGACAAAAAAACTTTTGCGACCTACTTAACTAACAAGGATATAGTATGAAACTAAAAAAACTACAAACCTACCAGCCGGTGCTTTTTAACAAAGCAAACGAAACCCACTTCGACATTCTAAACCCTAAATGGGCAGGAATCCAGCTCACTTATCATCCGCAGCTAAACGCGGCAGAGGTAACTTTACCTGGCCACGACTCAGTCTATATTTTCAGCACCAACCTTGCCTACGTAAAGCCCTTAGACAAGCCTGCAAAGCCTGCACAAAAGAGTAAATGAGTCAGTCTGCAATATTAAAAGAATTAAAAAAGCGGGCAACCGCATCCTCTGGCCCAAAAAAGGAATTTAAGCTAGAGGATTTTTGCTTTGATAAGCAGCTGGCGTTTATTCAGGACCCTTCCAGATTTAAAGTTGCAGTGTCTTCTCGTCGTGCAGGTAAGACTGTAAGTTGTGCTGCCGACCTAATCTACACCGCCAACAGTCTTCCCGGCGACGTCGCCTACATTACTCTAAACCGTCGTTCAGCAAAAAAGATTATTTGGCGGGACCTGCTTAAGATAAATAAAGAGTATGGGCTGGGCGCTAAACCCGATAACACTGAACTAACCCTCACAATGCCCAATGGCAGCGTCATACACATATCTGGTGCCAAAGATGAGCAAGAGGCTGAAAAATTTCGCGGGCTTGCGCTACGTAAAATCTACATTGACGAAACTCAAAGCTTTCGTTCTTACCTCGAGGGCATGATAGAAGATGTGTTGGTGCCTAGCTTAACAGACTATAATGGGTCGTTGGTGCTTATTGGTACACCTGGCCCCGTGCCCGCAGGCTTTTTCTACAATATTTCTGGTGGAAATAAAGAATTGTCAAAAGGTTGGTCTGCTCACCACTGGACCATGCAAGACAATCCCCACATTTTGCTTAAATCTGGCGTAGACCCTCTAAAAGCAATCGAAGAAATAGCTAAACAGCGTGGTGTTGGGCTGGAAGACCCACGTATTCAGCGTGAGTATTTTGGCCGGTGGATTCAAGACTCTGACAGCCTTGTATTTAAGTTTAATCCGTCCAAAAACATTTATCTAGAAGAATTACCAAAAGATTTAATCTACGTTGTTGGTGCCGACATTGGATATGTGGATGCAGATGCTATTTCGGTGCTTGGCTACAGCCCCCAAGAGCAAAAAGTATATTGCGTTGAGGAGTATATTCAGGACAAAAGCCCCATAACTCCGTTTATGCTTAAACTAAAGTATTTTAAAGAAAAGTATCAGCCAATAAAAATGGTTATGGATGCGGGTGGTTTGGGTAAAAAAATTCAAGAAGAATTGCTGCAACGGCACGGTATTTTTATTGAGGCCGCTGAAAAAGTACGTAAAACTGAGTTTATTGCCCTACTCAACGACGATTTGACGTCTGGTAAAATGCAGTTTAAGCCCGAAAGCCGGTTTGAAGCCGACTCTTACCTGCTGCAATGGGACTACTCCAATCCTGCCAGGGCTGTAATTGACAGTCGTTATCATTCTGATGTGTGCTTCGTGGCCAACACTCCTGTTTTGACGGGCAGAGGCTGGCTTCCCATACAGCAGGTGGAGGCACAAGACACCATATACACTAGAGCCGGGTATTTTCCTGTAGAATGGGCAGGTCGAACATCAAAATCTGAATCTCTAGTTAAACTCATATTCTCTAATGGTGCAACCTTAACCTGCACCCCCTCCCATCCCATATATACTCATAATCGAGGATTTATAGCTGCAGACCAGTTGACACCAGAGGACAGATGCAGTAATATACCTCTATGGGAAAGTCTAGTAAAAACCAAAACTATCGAGAAACAGTCATTTTTGACGAAACTCCGTTTCACCGATACCCGCAATCATCTAGAGCACATCTTCGAAACTATTTTAGCGGGTTTTATAAAAACAAAAAAATCATGCTTCACAGGGCTGTTTGGCAGTTCTATTATGGCCCAATTCCACCAACCTATATTGTGCACCACAAAGACAAAAATACACTTAATAACAGCATTGAAAATCTTCAGTGCCTTTCTCCTCAACAGCACTTTGGCGAACACAAACATAAGGTGCTTACGGAAGCTGCTAGGCAGCATTTGGACCAAATACGCCCTAAGGCAGCAAAGTGGCATAAAAGTCCAGCCGGCAAAAAATGGCATAAAGAACACGCCGCTAAATTTGCCTTTGGACAGCACAAAAAAGAGCAGGTTGTGTGCTCAATTTGCTCAAAGTCCTACTTTGCGGCAACTAAGCTTATTACTAAGCAGATTTGCTCAAATACCTGCTATTCTAAAGAGCGGCGGCTTTCTAAAAAAGACAATGAAATTAGGGAGTGTAATTGGTGCAAGGCCGAATTTAGCTGCAACAAATACTCTAAACAAAGATTCTGTTGTAGGTCTTGTAACACGCGAAATACTAACTCAAAAAGAGCCTGTATATAATATTAAAGTAAATGGACCTCTGCACGAATACTACGCTAACGGAATTTTGGTGCACAACTGCGATAGCGTTTTGTATGCCTGGCGCGAGTGTAAACACTTTTACGAACGGGATGTAAAGCCTGCTCCCCTGGCTCCAGACCCCTATATGGCCGCCCTAGAAGCCAAGGAGGCTGAAGAAATGGAAAACCGACTCCGCAACAATGGCAACTTTACCGATGTAAACACCTGGGAAGACTTAGGAATTACCGATGGCTCCATTTTTGACGAATAGTTCTTGCAAAACGTATGCCAACATAATACAATCGTATCTAATAAAAGCACATTGAGGAATAGCAAATGTTTGAAAATATTCAAAGTTTACTCGAATTTATCGAGAATGCCAAAAAGGCTAATATAAAGTCCTTTCAAATTGGCGATATTAAAGTGGAATTTTCTGATTTTGCATTTATTGAAAAAATGAACTCTGATGTGTCGAAGTCCGAAGAACGGTCTACGTCTAAAACCATGATAGACACCCTATCAGGCGAAGAAGATGAAGAACTGCTGTTTTGGAGTTCTAACAAAGCTTAATTAAGGTTTAAATGAATTCTGATTATAACTGGTATAAAAAAACCAAATCACAACTTGCCGAGTCATTATTTTCGTTGGTAAAGTCTTTGCGAACCGAGCAAAGCTTTAGGCAAGATGAGAACTTCAAGCATTTAAAACTTTATGGAAACATGGAAGCCTACAGCCTAAAAAACTACGGCTTTTATCGTGCAGAACCCGCTGCCAGCGTCGTAAACCGCGTTACTTTAAATATTGTGCAAAGCATGATAGATACTGTGGTGTCTAAGCTTGTAAAAAACAAGCCCCGTCCATTGTTTTTGACTGACAATGGCGACTGGGAAATGCAGCGTAAGGCAAAAAAACTAACTCAATTTGTCGACGGCCAATTCTATGCCTCAGACTATTATGCAAAACGTGCAATGGCTATCCAAGACAGTTGCATATTTGGCACTGGTGCGTTAAAGTTTTACCGCCAGGGCAATGAAATCAAAATTGACCGAGTGTTTATTGATGAACTGACTATCGACGAAAATGAAGCTATTTATGGCGATGTTCGCAGCATCTCGCAGACAAAGTTTATTGCCGTTGATGTACTTAAGGAAATGTTTCCTGACCACGCAGAAAAAATTGAAGTAGCTAGCTCGCAAAACATCAGCGATTGGTCCAGCGGTGTCCGCAAAGTAAAAACTCCAATGTTGCAGGTGGTGGAGGGTTGGAAATTACCCAGCGGCCCCAAAGCCGATGATGGTAAACATGCAATTGTACTTGACAACATAACTTTGTTTGAAGAGCCCTACACACTACCATACCTTCCGTTTGTTTTTTGGCGTTGGGGCGTCAGGCCTTTAGGCTTTTGGGGTCAGGGTATTGCAGAACAGCTTACCGGCATCCAGTTAGAAATAAACAAAATTCTCCGCACCATTCAAGTGTCGATGCACCTAGTTAGTGTGCCCAAAATTTTTATTGAGGCAAGTTCTAAAATCGTAGAGAGTCATTTAAACAATAAAATTGGTGGAATTGTTAAATACGTTGGCCAGCCGCCTATTGAAGGCAAACTTGGCTCTATTCCTCCTGATTTGTTTAGCCATTTAGACCGATTGTATGCACGAGCCTACGAGGTTATTGGAGTTTCGCAGCTTGCGGCCCAGGCTACCAAGCCTCAAGGCCTAAACAGTGGTAAAGCTTTAAGAGAATTTAACGATATTGAATCAGAACGATTTATGAGCGTTGCTCAACGTGATGAGACGGCCACTCTTGAGGCAGCCAAGCACCTAATCGACCTTGGCAAGCAGATAAACGAAGAGTTTGGCAACTACCAAGTCAAAACGCGGGGTTCCAGCAGCATGGAGGTCCTAAACTGGGACGACGTGCACCTAGACGACGACAAATATATTATGCAGTGCTTTCCAGTGTCTGCGTTGTCAAAGTCACCTGCTGGCAGATTGCAAGACGTGCAAGAACTTATGGCGGCAGGGCTTATTGGCAAAGAAGATGGCATGAAGCTGCTAGACTTTCCTGACCTGCAACGGTTTTATAACTTTAACAACGCCGGTCTAGAAAACATTGAACGAACTATCGAAATATTTATTGATAAAGGTACTTATAGTACCCCCGAGCCTTATCAGAACTTGCAACTTGGCATCGTAAAAATGCAACAAGCCTATTTGATGTATAAAGACTCTAATGCCCCAGAAGAAAAACTGGAGTTGTTTAGACGTTGGATTGAGGATGCACAATCCCTACTTAAAAAAGCCGAACAGCAAGTGCAAGAACAGCAAGCAATGTTAGCACAACAACAAGCAGTAATGGACCAAAACGCAGATATGCAGGCAGCCCCCGAGCCCGGAGTTCCGGTGCCCAGTTTGCCTCCAGTAGTTGCTTAGGCAACCTCAATAGCGGCCTACGCCAACACCCGCTACCCTAGCCAAAAACAATTTAATTTGCTTTAAAAGCCCTAGGCCGGGCTATAGGCCGACTTGCGCAATTATGCGTTGGTCATAACGAAAAGAGAATATATGCAAGACTCCAACTCATCGGCAGAAGTACCGCAATATGGCGGCTCCACAGTCGAAGCCCCAGTTGCAGACGCGGTTGCTGCTGATGCGGCACCCGTAGAGGCCCCCAAAGCCGAAGTAACTGAAGCAGAACAAAAGTTTGCTGCCCGATTTGCTGCCCTCAGCCGCAAAGAAAAGCAAATGCGACAACAGGAATCAAAGCTACAACAGCAAATGCAAGAGTTGCAAGCTAAGTTACAGTCATTTGAAACAGAACAAAAAACATTCGAGCCCTTTAAGGCAATTCCAGACCGTTTAAAGCGTGAGCCCATTAAAGTGTTGCAAGAGCAAGGCTTTACTGTAGAGCAGTTGGCTGAAATGATTTTAAACGACGGCAACCCTACCCAAGACATGAAAATGTCAGAGTATGAGCGTCGTATGAGCCAAAAACTAGAAGAAATGGAAAAAAAGATTGCAGAAAAAGAGGCCAAAGAGCAGGAAGCCAAATATTCTGCAGCCGTTGAGCAGTTTAAAGGCCAACTTGTTGATTTCATTAACAAAGACGAAACTTATGAGTTAATTAAGGCAAATGACCAGGCTGATTTGGTGTTTCAAATCATAGAGCAGCACCACGATGAAACTGGCGAGATTTTGTCTAACAAAGAAGCATGTGATGCAGTCGAAGAATACTTGCTAGAAGAAGCCAAAAAGCTTGTAGACCGCGAAAAAGTCAAAAAGTTACTGCAACCCCAACCGCCAAAAGCCCCTCAAGGAAAGTCGTCACCTACACTTTCAAACGCCCAAGCAGCACAGGCGTCTTCCAAACCAGGCCGCAAATTAAGTGAAGATGAATCAAAAGCCGAAGCAGCTAAACTGCTGAAGTGGAATGATTAATTGCGTTAGTAGTGCAGCTACGCGCAAAACGATGCACACCCTCGTTTTTATGGGCAATGGTTGCTTATAAAAGCATAATTTTAATTTAAAAGGACTAAAAATGTTAGACATTACAAGCTTTGCTGCGGCTTTGAAGCAGCACTATACGGATGACCGTGTACAAAATATGGTGTACTCGGACAACCCGTTGTTGGCAATGTTGCCCAAGATGGAATCGTTTGGGGGCAAAAACCTACCAATTCCAATCATTTACGGTAAATAAGGGTTGCCGTAATAAAATTGGCGTGTATCGGTGAAGGCTGAAATGCTAATACCGAGAGCCAGTCTCAGAATGAGACGGTTTGTAACGCGTAGGCAATATAAATTTGCCCAAGAGCCGCCAACATGCTACCTTAGTATTTAAGGAGCATGAAAATGTACGCTGAACTTACCAGAAAAACATGTAGTCGCTGCAAGAAAGCTAAGGTGCTTGCAGAGTTTCAAAAAGATAGTAGAAGCTTAACGGGGCTCTCTTCCAAATGCAAAGATTGCATTAAAGAGCGTCGAAAAAAGCAAAAAGACTATGATAAAAGGTACTGGAAAAAGTGGTCAGCCGAAAATGCTGAAAAACTTCGAGAAAGGGACGTTGGTTACAATCTAAAACGCAAGTTTAATATGACAGTGGAAGATTATAATGTTCTTTTACAAAGTCAAAACAATACTTGCGCTACTTGTGACAAAACGCACTCTAGTAACGGAAAAAGATTAGCGGTAGACCACTGCCACGTTACAGGTAAAATTAGAGGGTTATTGTGCAACGAATGCAATACCGCTTTAGGACTTGTAAAAGAAAATCCAGTAGTTTTGTTGGAACTTATAGACTACTTAAATGGTAAGAAATAGGGGATAAAAAGCCCTTATGATAACAG